AAAAACGATGAGAATTAAAAAATCTGACCCTGAAAGAAGAAAAGCATTTAGAGCAAGACACAATTGTGATAATCCTGGTCCAAGACACAAGGCAAGATATTGGGCTTGTAGAACTTGGTAATTTATTAAATTAATTTTAATATTTATATAAAACTAAACAAAAAGTTATGAAGTACATTCACTCTTACAAATTAGAAGAGGGAAAATCTCTCAATGATTTGGAATTATTAACACAACTACTTAGTGTTTTAAAACTTAAATCAACAACTAAATCAAGTATTGAACTATATGTAGACAAATATACTTTATCTGAATACCAAAAACTCGGTATGGATAAACTATATGATAACATTAATACAGAAGTTCTTGAATCATTTCCTACAAAGAAACTATCAAAAGATTATTTGAAATGTATTAAATTGTGGGTTATGAAACATCAAAAAGAACCATTTTGTATATTAGATACAGATGTAGTACTACACAATATGTCAGACGATGTATTGGAAAGAGCAAAAGTATCTTTTTTATATCCAGTATCTTCAACATCATACCCATTTCCAACTACAATAAATAAACCAAAAGGTTTTGATTGGACTGATAGAGAAAAAGTATGTTTTTTAAACTCGCTTCCAATAAACACATCAGTACTTGCATTTACTGATTTAGATTTTGTAAAAGAATATACGGATAGATATTTTGAATTTGTATTAGAAAATAAAAGTAAGTCATCTAAAAAACCACTTGACTATATAATTCAAAGTGAGGCAATAACAATAGAACATTGGTTATTATCTTCAATGATTTGGGATAAAAAACACGATGAGTTTGGGACTCCCTTAGAAGGATTTCCTACCCAATCATTAACAACGGCAATATCGTTTCCATTAGGACTTAATCATCAAATATACAATATAGAACCAAAAAAACTATTCGAAGAAATATCAGGACAAATATTTCATTTATTAGACGCAAAGTATTTTTACGATAGAGCTGATAAAGAGGCAAACATGAATTTATATTTAGAATGGGATAATCTAAAAAATAATTTAATATCAGCAAACAATGATTTTATACAATATTTAAAAATACAATCGTACTTTGACATATTGGAAAATATAGAAAAATATTGTAGAGAAATCCCAAAAGGGATTAATTAATTTTATTCCCATATTTATATTAGTAATCAAAGTTTAATTAACAATCAAAAAACGGACAAATTATGACTACATTTTTAATTATTTTAGGTGTATTACTTGTTGGAGCAGGTGTATACTATTATTTCTACAAGCAAGGAAAGATTAATGACAGAGATGGCGACTACATACCAGATGAGGTTGAAGACGCGGTGGAAGATGTTAAAGAAGTTGCTAAAGAAGTAAAGAAAAGAGCAAAACGAGTAAAAGAAGAATTAGGTGATGTTGCTGACGCAGTAAAAGAAGTTGGTAAACAAACTAAAGATGTTGTATCTGCTGCAAAAGGAAAAAGCAGAAAAGGAAGAAAACCTAGAAAAAAATCAACAAAAAAATAAACTCGTAGGAGCATATAGTAATGGGACTATTTAAGAATGTTGGAACTAAACTCCAAAATTTAATTATTATTGTCCTCTGTATATTACTTTTGTTAAAAACTTGTGGTAGTGGTGACGATGTTATTACTGAAAAAGTTGTTACTAAAGTGGAAACACGATATGACACTTTAACAGTAGAGAAAAAAGTCTATGTACCTAAATATAAAACAAGAATAGAAACAAAGACGATTACAGATACAATAGTATTAAAATCTAAAATCGACACCCTTGAAATCTTAAAAGATTATTATAGCAAATATGTCTATCAAGATACTCTTAAGTTAGATTCATTGGGTTACATTACTATTATAGATACTATATCTCAAAACAAGATATTCAGCAGAAACTTTGACTCCCAAGTATTAATACCCACCACAACTATTACTAATGAGATTTACCTTAATAGAGCCAAATTCTTTGGTGGGGTAAGTCTCGGTGGTAATAAATCACAAATAAACTTTTTATCAGGTGATTTACTTTACAAATCAAAAAGAGATAATGTTTATGGGTTGGGCTTAGGTGTAAATCAAAACTTTCAACCAATTATAATTGGTAGAGTGTATTGGAAGATTTCACTTAAGAAAGATAGGGACAAAAAGTAAATGTATGGCGAAGAATATCAAACAAATCATAAAAGAAGAGTACCTCAAGTGTGCTAAAGACCCCGTATACTTTTTCAGAAAGTATTGTTATATTCAACACCCATCTCGTGGAAAAATTCTTTTTAATCTTTATGATTTCCAAGAAGACTTAATGGACGCGGTATCTGAAAACAGATTTAATGTAATTCTAAAATCACGACAATTAGGTATATCGACATTATCAGCCGGATACTCTCTCTGGCTTATGTTATTTCATGAAGACAAGAATGTATTAGTAATCGCAACTAAACAAGAGGTAGCTAAAAACTTAGTTACTAAAGTTAGATTCATGCACCAAAACTTACCATCATGGTTAAGGGGTGGAACGGAAGAAGATAACAAACTATCACTAAGACTTAAAAATGGTTCTCAAATAAAAGCAACATCTGCAGCAGGTGACGCTGGTCGTTCTGAAGCATTATCTTTACTTGTAATTGATGAAGCTGCATTTATTGATAATGTAGAAGACATTTGGACTTCATCACAATCAACATTATCAACGGGTGGTGGTGCAATAGTTTTATCAACTCCGAATGGTGTTGGTAACTGGTTTCATAAAATATGGTTACAAGGACAATCAGGTGAACAATGGAATCCAATAGAATTACATTGGTCAGTTCATCCTGAAAGAGACAAACAATGGAGAGCAGAACAAAGTCAATTGTTAGGTGAAAAAGGTGCAGCACAAGAATGTGATTGTGACTTTATCTCTTCAGGTTATACAGTAGTAGAAGGTTCAACATTAAAATGGTATGAAGAGACGCATGTTAAAGACCCAATTGAAAAAAGAGGTTTTGATAGTAACTATTGGTTATGGGATTATCCTAATTATTCTCGTGACTATGTTGTTGTGGCTGATGTTGCTCGAGGGGATTCTTCTGACTATTCTGCGTTTCATGTTTTTGATGTCGAAAGTGTGGAGCAGGTTGCGGAATACAAAGGTAAAATCGAAACAAAACAATATGGCGCATTTTTAGCTGGAGTTGCAACGGATTGGAACAACGCATTACTTGTAATTGAGAATGCAAATATAGGGTGGGCAGTAATTCAAGAAGTTATAGACAGAAACTATCAAAACTTATATTATTCATATAGAGATTTAGGTTATGTTGATGAGGATATACATCTTAGAAAAGGATTTGACTTAAAAAGAAAAGACGATATGGTTCCTGGCTTTTCAATGACAAGTAGAACACGACCACTTGTTATATCTAAGTTAGATACATATATGAGAGAAAGAACTCCTGTGATTCGTTCAAAAAGATTAATAGACGAATTGTTTGTATTCATTTGGTCAGGATCCCGAGCAGAGGCACAACGAGGTTATAACGATGATTTAGTTATTTCATTTTCTACGGGTCTTTGGGTAAGGGATACCGCATTAAAATTAAGACAACAAGGGATGGATTTGACGAGAACGACACTAACTCATATAAAAAGGAATCAACCCGGCGTTTATAACAATAGAAATCTTGGAAAAGACCCTTGGAAACAGAAAGATTTACATGGTAATGACCAAGATTTAACTTGGTTGTTATAAAATTTGGATATAAACTATTTTTTTTGTATATTTATAGATTGTATAAGTATACTATATAATTAGAAACTAAAATTATGGCAGATAAATCACTATTTGGTAGATTAAAGAAACTATTCAACACTCAAGTTGTTGTTCGTAGAATTGGTAAAGGTAATACACAAGCCATTGATACGCAAAGACTACAATCACAAGGTAACTTGAGGAGTTCATCATATTATGATAGGTTTGGTAGATTACATACCACAAGAAAACATTGGGAGACCTACAATAATCAGTTTAACTACCATTCAAACAAATTAGAACTATATACTGATTATGAAGCGATGGACAAAGATTCAATCATCGCATCTGTATTAGATATATACTCAGACGAATGTACCCTAAAAAATGATATGGGTGATGTTATTAGAATTAAGACCGATGATGAAAATGTAAAAAAGATATTACATAACCTTTTCTATGATGTATTAAATATTGAATTTAATTTATGGTCATGGATTAGAGGTATGAACAAATATGGTGATTATTTCTTACACCTTGATATTGAAGAAGGTGTGGGGATTGTAAATGTATCACCAATGTCTGCATATGAAATAGAAAGAGAAGAAGGGTTTAATCCTGAAAATCCATATGAAGTAAGATTTAAGTTAGGTTCGGCAGGAGCAGCACATGGTGTAGCTTCAAATAAAAAGGCAGATTACTTAGAATTTTATCAAATGGCACATTTTAGACTTATGGCAGATACAAACTTCTTACCATATGGTCGTTCACTATTAGAAGGTGCAAGAAAGACTTGGAAACAATTAACTCTTATGGAAGACGCAATGATGATTCACAGAATTATGAGAGCGCCAGAAAAAAGAATCTTTAAAATTGATGTAGGTAACATTCCACCAAGTGAAGTTGATAATCACATGAGAAGTATTATTGACCAAATGAAAAAAGTTCCTTACTTAGACCAAAATACAGGTGACTACAATCTTAAGTTTAACTTAATGAATATGTTAGAAGACTATTACCTACCTGTTAGAGGTGGTCAAAGTGGTACAGAGATTGATTCTTTACAAGGAATGGAGTTTGGTGGTATTGATGACATCGAATATCTAAGAAATAGAATGATGGCAGCACTTAAAGTTCCAAAAGCATTTATTGGATACGAAGAAGGTGTTGAAGGTAAAGCAACTCTTGCACAAGAAGATATCAGATTTGCAAGAACTGTTGAAAGATTACAAAAAATCATACTATCTGAACTAACAAAGATTGCTATTATTCATTTATACTCACAAGGATATGAAAATGCTGACTTAGTTAACTTTGAATTAGAGTTAACAAACCCATCAATCATATACGAACAAGAAAAAGCAAACCTTTGGAGTGAAAAAACAAGATTGGCTAGTGATTTAAAAGACCTTAAGATGGTATCTCAAGAATGGGTATACAAAAACATCTTTAATATGTCAGATGATGAGTGGAAACTTGAACAAGGTAAGGTAATAAATGACCTTAAGCTTGGATTTAGGCATGAACAGATTGAATCTGAAGGTAATGACCCAATTAAATCAGGAGAATCATTTGGTACTCCACATGATTTAGCTATGATACAACAAAATGGTGATGGTGAAGAGGGTTCGGCAAATGAATACGGAAATTCAGGTGTTCCAGATACAGGCGGTGCACCAGAAGGTGGATTTGATGGTGCCGGAAGACCTCAAAAAGCAGGAAACTATAAAACAGATGATAATCCATTTGGAAGAGACCCTCTTGGACAAAAAATTAATAGAAGAGCTGCAAAGCCAGACGCAACTTATAGTAAAAATAAACTATCACCATTAGCATATGAACAGGCCGAGGCACTTAACAACTCTCTCGGTAAAATGAAGAGAAAAACTAAGAAAGTTATATTAGAATCTTTGAAAGATGACTCTAAACATAGTGATGATGGTGGGTTATTAGATGAGAAGAATTTAATAGACGACACGATTTAGTTATTTTTTAGATATTTATATTGTAGTTGTTAATAACAAGGTAATAATAATGAGCAAATTAAAACATAGTAAATTTAAAAACACAGGTATATTGTTTGAACTATTAGTCAGACAAATTGCCTCTGATACATTATCAGATAAAACCTGCTATGCAACTCAAATTATAAAAAGACATTTTAAAAAAGGTTCTCAACTCGCAACAGAACTAAAATTGTATCAAGCTCTTACAAAAGAGAATTTTGATTCACAATATAAAGCACAAGAGTTTTTAAATATAGTTTTGAACGAGAGAAGAAAGCTAAATGAGACAAGTCTTAAAAAAGAAAAATATAATTTGATTAAATCAATAAAAGATTCATATATAATTGAAGACTTTTTTAAGTATAGAGTTAACAATTATAAAGAATTGGCATCGGCATACAAATTATTTGAAAATAAAGAATCAAATTCACCAAAAGAATATGTAGATTGTAAAAATACAATATTTGAAGTTATTACAACAAAAAAAGTTGTAGTAAAAGAAGATACATCTAATAAAGAGTATGCAGACCAACCAAAAGAGGTTAGATTATTAGCTTATAAGTTTTTAGTTGATTCGTTTAATTCAAAATATTCAAGTTTATCAGAATCACAACAACTAATACTTAAAAACTATATTGAAAACATAGATAATTCAGGTAAACTAAGAAAGTTTGTTGTATCTGAAGTGGCTAGACTAAAAAGGGAGCTAAAATCAATTAAAATTAATGATAAAGTTACTCAAATAAAATTAAATGAAACTATAAATCTAATAGTAGAATTAACTAAGCATAAAGTAGTTAACGAAAATCAAATATTAGCTCTTTTAAGATATACTCAACTATTACAAGAATTAAGGAGAAAATAATGTCTAAATTTTTACTTGAACAACTCGATAAAAGATTCGAAGAATTAGAAGAAAAAAAAGATGTCTTACTTGGACAAGAAGAAGATGATGAGGAAACTCAAGAAGAGGCAAATGTTACAGGTAATTTAGATGGTGGAGCAGGTCCGCCAAAAACTCCATATGCTTTTGCTAAATCCGAAGACGATATGGATAATGACCATATAGAAGTCATGGGGTATAAGAAAACTAAAAAATCTAATAAACATTTTAAGAAATTAGAATCAATTAGTAGGATTGAAGATAGATTAGAAAAAATAGTTGAAGCTAGTTATCGTGATTACAAAAAAGATGACTCAATGAAAGCTCATCAAAAAGTAAATACCTCAATCAAAGAGATTAATAGATTAATGTGGGAAATTACTAAAATTGTAAACCAAAACTCAAAACTGAAAACCGAAATGGGTGTTCATAATGGTCAGTATTGGAAGTCTACACAAAAAAGATTTGGAAAAATATCTGAAAGAATGTTAAAAGTTGCACATAAGTTAAAAGAATTGAGTGCATAATATGTCTTGTGGATGTAAAAATAAAAAAACTTTAAATGAGGAGTTGGAACTAAATGATATCCAACAAATCAGAAAACTAATTCGTCATGAATTGGCTAGAGTATTTTTTGATTTATATCGTAAGAAAAAACAATGGGAAGGCTAGATGAAAGAATTACTTATTGATACAATGATATTTGAAGTGACTCCTACTATGTTGGCTGAGGCAAAAAATCAACATGGTAGATTT